TTTCTATAGTTGTTAAGATTTAAAATAAATTTTTTTTTCTTTGAATAGTAAACATCCAAAGGTAGTTTGATTTGCATTAGGTTGATGGCCTAGTTTCAATCCAAGGTCTGATCTCTTTAATAGAAGCGCCATTAAATACCTTCTTAACTTTATCGCAAGTCTCTAAAATCTCTTCTGGGAATCCACTGTTTACAACTTCAATTAATTCTTTGCTAGAAAAAAAGTTTTCGCCCGGCGTGTTAAGGTTCTCGGCTACGTTAACAAATCTAATCTTGTCCTTCTCGTATAAAACCATATCGTCATCCTTCTCCATAACATGGGCTGGTATTAACTCAGGTATAAAGTTATGTCTTGCACAACCTTTGGTTTGTCTGTCTTCACTAATCTTTCTATCGTGCTGGGTGCAATGCCAATGTGCATCTCCCTTCTCAATATCAACCTTAGCAAACCTACAAGATCTACAATGAATCTTAGGTGGCAGTGCTCTACCTAGATAACAGGCTTGTTGGCCTGGTGTCATGTAGCTTTTGATTCGGTAATCTGTTTCTGGTATGTAGTTATCTGGTGGTGCTTCTGCTAGTAAAATACTTTTTGCTTTTTCTATTAAAGAATTAAAAGCATCACCATCATACTGAATGATTTCAGTATATAAGTCTGAGTTATTTTTGTTATAAACAATTGCAATGCATTGAGTAAATTTAAACAAGCCCATGTATAAATGTAACTGGGCAGCATACTCTTCTGACCAATCACAATAACTACCAAGCTTTACTAGGTTGTTAAAGCGATTGTCGTTGGCTGTCTTGAACTCTAACAAGAATGGATCTTTGGTATCAATCCCCGGAAAGTTTTGCCCTACGCCATCGATATGACCTTTAACGTGGCCTCCCAATGTCTGTGTCTCAAACTGTTTACCATTGCGAGCAACGTCAAAGATCTGAGCACCGGGAATCTTTCTAAGCTTCTTGATAAGATCATCCTCAACCACGTTGCCTAGATCAAGAAGTCTCAAGACTCTAGCAGGCATATCATCAGGCATAAGCCAGCGATAGCGCATCCAAAGTAAACGCTGATTAGGATTACCTATCTGACTGATACCTAGATAAAATCTTTGATGTCTCTTTTGCTGTAGTTCAACATCATCTAGTAAATGGTTTATATCTTTCATAGATCTATGTCCTCATTTTGTTTGGTTTTAATTCCAACAACGTTCTCATACTTACCTTGTTTTTGCACAATGATCTCAGAGATTGTATCAAATGCACCACTGTTAATTAATTCAGCGGCCATCCATGGTTGGCTTGGTGATCCCCACTTGGTAGTAATCTTTTTCCACTTACGCACTGCCATCTTATGTGCAGTGGGATGGCCAAACATTAGTGGCATCTTCTTAGGAAAGAACTCATCCTTCACCGTAAAAACTACCTGACAATACTCACTGCCATTTTTAGACTTGACCACAGATGCATAGATGTCCGTGATGGGTTTGTTTTTAGGGACTGATGCTTTCCTTTCATCTGATAAGACAGCTTGCTTCTCAGCCTTGGTACGCCTTGCTACTTCCCTTTCCTTCTTGGTCCAAAGAACTTTTGATTGTGTTGACTCAAACACTTGGCCGCACTCAATACATTCTTTAGCGGAAGGTGAGTTGATAGCATTACAGCTTGCACAAATCTTAGGCTTGTATCTTCCGGGAAGACTTTCGCCAGGCTCTACTTCATCTAGACAGCCATGCCTAGCTACGTTCTCACCGTAGTCAAGCAGCAAACAATTCTCCTTGTCATCATGCAGTCGCATACCACGGCCACACATCTGCACATACAAACCAATGCTTTGCGTTGGCCTAAGCAATGCTATACAATCTGTTCGCGGGGCGTCCCAGCCTTCGGTTAAAACCCCAACATTGCAGAGAGCATGAATCTTACCAGACTCAAAGTCTGCAAGAATCTTATCTCGTTCTTGGTTGGGCGTCTCCCCTGTAACCACAGCAGCACTAATACCATGTTGCTGTAAATACTGAGTCATCTTCTGAGCATGGAGAACAGAAACACAGAAGAACACCGAGGCTGTTCTGCCTTTTGTGTAGGCATTATCAATCCAATCACTTATAACTTCGATGATGGTTTCATCCACCATGGCTATATCTTCTAATTCTTTTTCCCGGAAGTCTCCACCTTTGAACTTCAAACTAACTTTGCCAGCATCAATGATGGCATTGTCGTTGACAGCAAAGGCAGACAATCGGCACAAGTAACCTGCTTGTATTAACTCTGGTATCGATACACTGTAGGCAAGACCTTTAAAGAAATGATCTTTACGATTGCCATAGATGTAGCCTTGACCCATGCGATAAGGTGTTGCAGTACAACCCATGACCTTCATGGACTGGCGTTCTGATAGGGTGTCAATGATCTTCTTATAGCGAGTGAGAGAACTAGGTGGCACGTTGTGTGCCTCATCAATAATCATGTAGTCAAACTTGCCAACCTTTTCTAATCTCTTAGGCGAAGCCAAGGTATCGCGACTGGCAACTAGAATTTGTGCATTGTGTTGAAAGCGTTTCATACCAGCAGCGAGTACACCCACCGGGGCATCTGGCCACACAGACTTTAGTTTGCTTTCAGCTTGAGCAACCAACTCTTTTCTATGAGCCATGATAAGAAACCTGGCCTTGGGGTTTTTGTTAAAGACTTCTTTAATGAAGTGTGAAAATATAATGGTCTTACCAGCTGCTGTTGGTAAGGCAATAAGCGCTGGGTCCTCAGGCTTGGTATCAAACCAAGAGTGAAGAGCATCTATAGCGTTGCGTTGGTAGTATCTAAGTTTCAATGAATGACTTTCTTTTGATCACGAGGTTGTATCAAAAGCTGCATTAACTCTTCATGTTCATAAGATTCGAGGTTATCCATTACTACCGTGGATAGTAATTGCATAGCGTCATAAGGCGTGTGTGAAAATTTAAAAGATAATTCAACACAGAATCTTGCGAGAGTAACTACAGCTGCTTTAGTATCTAGATCTTGTCTAGACCAATCATCGATGCACATGTGTAAATCTTGCATCACTTGATCACAGGTTCTTTCATCTAAAGAATCTAGGGAATTTTCTTTGTCTATCATTTTTTCTTTCCACATTTAATAAAGTTAGTTTAGCATCTTTTACTTTCTGGTCGATGTCAGTTGGCAAACTATCAAATGTTTTGTCCAAAGAATTCAACAAAGATTCCATTACGTTAATGAGGTTGTTGGCCTCTCTCTTGTCTATCAGCATATCTTTTCTCCAAAAAAGATGGGAATATTATTCCCGGTTTAGTTATAATAAAAAGGCGAGGAGTAACCAAAGCAAGGTTCAGGTCATTCATAGCTTTAGTTACTCGCTCGAGGATTTCACCAACAACATCACTCTCTCCTTTTAATAGGTCGACCTGTTGCAATGTCATGGTGAAAATCATTTACTTATCCCAATCAAAAGGATCTTCTTCTGATGAGCCACCACCACTAGGTGCTGGAGCTGGGGAAGGGGAAGACGTTGCAGACGAACCGCCAGCTAAAAACTTAGCGATCACATTCTTATCTTCCCACTTCGTACCATCACCCTTATCTCTGCCTTCTTCAATACGAAGGTTGGCATTGAAAGGGACACTCATCATGCTTTCAAGATCCTCCAAACCGAAAGCTTCCATATCAGGATCCATGCCCATGGCCTTTCTCCAGTTACGAAGCTTCCCTTTAGAGACGTTTAGTCCGTTGCCTTCAAGCATAAAGTTTTCCCAAACTTTCCTACCTGAATACTTCGGTCCCACAACTTCATAAGTTACACTCAGCATCTTATGACCTGTGGCTTTACTGTTTTTACTTTCCCATGACGCTGCTACCATCTCGTAGTCTCCAGCAGGCATAGGCCCAATCGAACCGCTGTCTTCTTCGACATCAGTTAAGTTTAGATTAAATAAATCATCCGACATTTTTCTTCTCCTTCATTTTAGATTTTAAAGATTCTTTGAAAGCAGTCATGAATGCGTTGAAGTCAAGATCCAATGGGGCGTTACCCAAGTCAACTCTACTCTTAGCATCGAAGGCTGCGGTGAATTTATGAAATAACTTTCGCTTGCCATATGACACTGCTCTGGTCTTTTCATTAAAACCCTGGCCACTAGTACGAGTTGATACCTCGTAGTTAGCAAACAGGTTGAAGTCTACCCATTCCCGGATCATCGATGATACCTTCTTGTGTAGACTCATCTCCCAACGATCATAGGGCTCACGCTCAGGATCATTGAAAGTTCTGATAGCTACATGAGAAAGCAAGATAACATTCATCTTTTTCTCCAGTAGCAAATCAAACATTTTAAGTATCCGCCTATATAACTCAGCGGATTCTGTGTAACCTTTACCGAAGCCTAATGACTCAATAGACTTAACTGAATGCATGTCGCAGACTTTTTGCTGCACAAGTTTCTCAGCCCAATCAGTGGTATCAAACACCACGGTTTTGTAATCATGTTTCTCTTCATAAAGAGTTTGTAATTGTTTAACAATGTCATCGTATGACTTGCATAGTTTGAAAGAAGATACATCTAAAAAGTTTGTACCCTCTTCTGTCTTAATAAATATAGGCCTAGGTGCATTAGATGCGAAGGTAGTCTTACCTATCCCATCAGTTCCTGCTACATTTATTTTTATTGCTGGCACCTTGATGCCTGTTTCAATGGTATCCAATAGACTCACCTTGCTCTCCTTATATAATGGTTAACGTTTAGATCTTCTTGAGAACCAACATGCTCTTCCCATATGTTTACCAAAGTGCTTGGCAAATACATATCATCTAATTTTTTCATTTTGCTACAGAACTGTTCAAAATCTTCACAGCCTCCAATAACATACTCAGCATCCTCAGTTAAACCGATTAAAAAATCCCCTGTTCTACTCATACTGTCTCCTTTTTAATGCTTTTAGAAGCTTCATTAATTAAATGTCTAGCTGTTGTAACTGAGGGTGCACAATCGATTGCCATTTGTGTAAAAAAAGAAATGCCATGCCATATTACTTCTTGAACATCTAAGTCTTTTGCATTTTCAATTGCATTTATTAGATCATCAAAAAGCTGTTCCCTAATTTCATCTTTTCTACTCATCGCTTACTCCTTTTAATGGATCAATGAATGTGACATAAGGCCTTTCATTAATCTTAGTTGTCAAACCTTTCTCAATGTACTCCCAAGCTTTCGGATCTTCATCCTGAAGTTTCTTGGTTGCACGAGAATCCTCCACATACTGTTTAGTAAATGGAAAGTTTTGTAGTTCTTTTGATAAATCATTTAAGTAGTCTTGGTCCCATGACTTGGTAACCTTGTACTGCACTCTTAAATCTTTGGGTATCAAACCGTTAAGCTGCACCCTTTTGGATCCACCAGAGTTTGATAATAATTTAGTAACCTCAACAACTTCAGGACATTGAGCAATAGCTTCATCCAGTTGTTTTGATTCTTCTCTTAACTCAGCTTGCTTGGCAAGATTTACTTTCTTTGCTTTCAACAGGCCAACGAGTTCTTTAGTTTGATCTTCCATAAGTTTGTCTCCAATAACAAATACAAATACCATCATAATGATTATCAAAACTTTGTCAACAATCTTCTTTACTTTTTGTATCATGTCCCTTATCATTGACTTCGATGCGCTTCGTTCGTCTTCTCCCTAAGAGGTTGACGTCCTCCTTTTTTAGAAGCGCATCACCTTATAAGGAGAGAGATGGAACTAAAAGATTACATAGAAAAACGTGGCGAAGAGAGTCTTGCAAAAGAACTCAAGGTTTCAGTGTCTACGATTAGATCGTGGAGATACAGCACAAGACAACCTTCTGTAAACCAGGCCAAGAAATTAATCAAGATGACCGGGCATGCTCTTGATTGGGAAAGTATTTATGGTGCAGTAGAAGAGAGTTAGTCTTGGAATTACATTTAAATAAAAAAGGAGAAGAGATTCTTGGCAACAAGAGAAAAGAAATGTTGGTTTCTTTTTATGAGAACAACTTTCATTTAATACCTTGTGGATCTAAGACAGATGTCATACCAGATTATTTCAAAACAAGACATCCGTATGAAGATGATGATGTGTTGGTTAAGCGCTGGGCTAAAACACCAAGAGTTAAGTGGGCGAACTATATTGAAAAGCAAGCACACTTAAAAGAAATCAAACAATGGTACTTACAATTTCCAAACTGTAATTGGGCAGCTGTCACAGGAATTAATTTTGTGGTGCTCGATGCAGACACGCAAGAGGCCTGTGACTTTTGTGAATCAGGACAGATCACAAGAACAACACTCAAACAAAAAACACCAAGAGGTGGCTATCATTATTTCTATGCCATCAATCCAGATCTAAAAATAAGAAACACCACAGGCAGACTTGATGTCAGAGGAGAGGGTGGCTATGTCATGGTCTCACCTTCGGACCATTACATGTTTGAAAGCGTGGACGGTGTTGAGCCAAGCGACATGGATGACTTGCCCATACTATCAAGTCAAGACATGAATGTGATCTATGACTTTAATAATGTAGGCAAATCAAACTCAGACTTGAAGACACCGCTATCAATGGATGGTGTTGGCAGTGGCATGAGAAACGATACGCTTGCAAGATTGGTAGGCAAATGGATCCTCGAAGGTTGGGGCATGCGTGAAGTCATCATCAAAGCTTTGGATTGGAATCAAACAAACAACCCACCCATGAGCGTGCAAGAAGTATTGCAAACTGTAAACAGTATTTGCACTGGGCACTTGAAAAGAAACCCAGAGGATGTAGCTGGTATCACAGAGTGGAAGACAAGTCAGTGGCAGATACAACTAACAGATGAACTCAAAGAGATCATGGATCAAGAAGATCCTATCGAACAACAAAAGAAAGAAGAGAGACCTGAAAGAGATCCACTTGGCCTCAAAACATTTGGTGATCCTTTTTGGGATGGCATGGACTCAGATCGCATCGAACAGTTTTGGGGTGATGCATTTGTCTTTGAACAATCAAGAGTCTTGCTCTTGGGTAAACCAAAGATTGGTAAGTCACATTGGTTGGGTGCATTCGCTGCTGCGGCCACAACAGGCACAGAGTTTATGGGCAAACAATTCAATAGACCTTTAAAGGTTATGTGGTTACAGGCAGAGATTATTCATGAGTTCTTAAAGAAAAGAATCGACATGTACTATCAGCCTTTCATTCATGACAGAGAGATCTTAGATCTTGGTAAGTCAAACCTTATAGCTTCTGGAAGATTAAGAAAGAACATCATGAGAGACAAAGACATTGATGAGATAGCCACAAGTATTGACTATCACAAACCTGACATTGTCATGATCGATCCAGTCATTAACTTCTTTAGTGGAGAAGAGAACTCTAACTCAGAGATCCACGAGATGTTATCGCGTGTCGATAAGCTGATAGAACTCTTTGGTGTTGCTGTCATCATTGCTCATCACACTGGTAAAGAACGAGCAGATGATCTGTCATTCATGTCAGCGCGTGGTGGTAGTGCCTTCGCTGGTTGGATGGATTCTGGTATCAAGCTGTCTGGTAAAAAACCTAACATCGATATTTTTTACGAGGCAAGGAACGCAAGAGAACCAGATCAACACTTGGCCTACTTTGATTTTGATCGTGGCTTCTTTAGGGTGGTGGATGCGTCAGACTCACCAGACGAAGTAGAGATAGCAAGGGTGGTAGCAGCTGGTATGGATAGGCGCAAGTTTTATACAAGACAAGAACTAGAACT